TACGGTGTCGGCGTCCTGAGAAACCAGTTCGGCGTCCAGGTGAACAGTTAACCAGCATAACTGGACTTCTTGATGCCGAAATAGGAGGCACATGAACATCCGCGAATACTGGCAGGGGGTGCGCGCGATTGCCGACTCCCTGCCAGAAACCGTGATGGTGACATCGCTCCGCAACCCGGAGCGTGGCACCACCGAAGGGAGGATCAGTGAGTGCGACCGCGAGACGGCGGCTCAACTGATCTTTGCCAAGACCCACCGGCGGGCCACTGACGCTGAGATCCAGGCGTACCGCGACCAGCAGGCTGAAATCCGTAAGCAGATCATCGAGGCCGAGTACAAGCGAAAGCAGCAGTTCGCACTCCCGGAGGAGTTGGCGGCGCTCGTCAAACTCGCTGTGGGTCAGGAACAGAACAAGAAGCGGGGGCAATAGGCCCCCGCAGAAAGGAGAGTTGATAGATGGCGACAATTACTGACATCACAACCGGGCTGCAGACTGTCTCCGCCGCAGGCGCGGTCACTGGCACCTTGGATATCTCCGGCATGAGCGGAGATTTCACCGTCAAGGTCAGGGTGGCTGCGCTTGGTGCGGGAAAGACTGCGGTCATCGCCCTGGAAGACACCGTGAACGCCTTCACGGCTGCTGTCCAGCAGGCGGTGGTCCAGGTGCGGGGCGAGATCAAACCCGAGGCCGAGAAGGTGTTCTCCTTCCACAAGCGGGACCTCCCCAACTTCCGCCTTGGCACAGCGAGCGCGGCGTGTCGGCTCAATGTCCTGAGCTGTACGGCGACGCCGGGTCTGAAGGTTCACGCCTGGCTGGAGCGGTAGCAACCGCTGTTCTTCATCGACAGGGGCGCGGCGTTCATCCTTCATCCCACGTCGCGCCCCGAGGTTCACTTCCATGTCCCTACTCATTGACGACGACCACATCACCCTATCCGACCTCCTGGCGATTGACCCGGAGGTGTCAGAGATCGCGGACGCCGAAGGTATCACCGTCGAGGGCGATGTGAGCATCGCTCGGCAGGCGTGGGACGAGTGCGCCGACGTGCTGCTTGAGAACATGCAGTCGTTCGGCGGAGACCTGATCGGCTGGCCGGGCACGCTGTCCACTTACGGCGGATTCGGCGTGACGCGCCCGCGCGTGCGGCTGAACCAGATTATTGTCTCGGCGCAGTACGGGCGGCGCATCTCACAGCTTCGCCGGTGGATGATCTATCGGGCGCTCGTGCTCTTCTACCGGGCCGCATCCAACCGACGCGTCTCTGATCGCTACACCGACAAGCATGACCGGATGGTCGAGGACGCGAAGCGCAGTTGGCGCTCGTTGTGGGCTTCCGGGCTGCCGATTGTGGCGCTTCCGCTCGCGTGCCCTGGCGCGACCCACGAGGTGCTGGCCGGCGACTGGGGTAACGGGAACCTCGCGTTCGTGGATGGGGGGACCGAAGCTGAGACCAGCTACAGCGTTGCGATCACCTGGGTGGACGCGACGCAGTATGTCTCCCCGGCCAACAAGGGCAACGCAGAATCCGGCCCGAGCCGGATTCTCACCGCGACGATTCCGGCAAATAAGAGGCTGCAAGTCAACATCTCGGGGCTGGTTCCACCCGGAAGCGTCGCGATCCGGCGCGGCCTCGCGGATGGGCCATATATCGCTCGGACAGCGAGCCACTGGAACGTCTACGTCGGCACTCTGGGCGGGGTACTGTACCTTCAGAACGCCTCGCCGGTTCCGGTTGGCACATCCAGCTACACGCTCGCTGGCGCGCCTGTCCTGTCGGGGTATACGGTAGACGCCGGGCAGGTCCCGGACGCGAACTTCACATTTCAGAGGACGATCCAGAGGGGATAATGGACGAGACCTGCGCGTGCGGACATGGACGGGCGCGGCATGGTGTGACGTGCTGCTACGTCCACAAGTGCGGTTGTGCGGGGTTCCATCTACCAGACGCACTCGACCAACTGGACAGGGCAGTGGACAAGGCTTCACGTCCAGCGTCAATCACTGGGCACAGGAAACCGGCTTGGGTGGGCATGACGGCAGCGCAGCGACGCGCCTATATCCGGGCAAAACTCGCGGAAAAGCGGATGCTGTCATCAGCGACGGTGGGATGACTGATGGGTGCCGGTCTAGCGCGAGTCCTGGAGGCTCACGACGACTACATCGAGTCCTTTGTCCGAGGGTTTGAGCGAGAGCTTCGTGGCCTGATCGCGTCGGCTCAGGCACACACGGTCGGCGAACTACAGAAGCGTCTCTCGATCACAACTCGTGGCGTAATCGACAAGTCGCCGGCGAACCAGCGCACCCTGCGGAAGATTGACGACTTGCTCGCGGACTCGATGAACCGGGCTGGCTACCGCACCCTCATCGAGGAGTTCGTCAACGGATTTCCTGGTCAGTTGCCGTTTGTGGACCAGATGCTTGACGCGATTAGCGAGAACCTGAATACCCCGCTACAGGCTGCTCTCGGGAAGGCAGACCAAGCTGTACTGGCGTCGCAGCAGATCAGCACTCTGGAGAGCCTGAACACGGTCGTCGAGGGCGTCGCGGCGCTTGCGAAGCGGCGCGCGCTGATGTCGGTCGGCGCGCTGAAGTTCGGAGATCTGGTCGAGCAGATCTCGACGACGTTCAACAGGGGTGTGGCCGAGGCTACCACACTGGCTGAGACCTCGCAGGTGATGTTCTTCCGCACAGCGACAGAGCGGGCGTTTCGGAAGATCGAGGATGGGCTGCCCGAGGGGGCGGTTCGGTATCGGTATGAGGGGCCGCGCGACAAACTGACGCGGCCATTCTGTCTTCGGATGCTGTCTCGCTCGGCGTCGAAGCCGTTGACGCGCGACCAAATCGAGAACCTGGACAACGGGCAGTTGCCGAATCCGTTCATCACTGGGGGGGGCTACAACTGCCGGCACCAGTGGGTAATCACGGAAATCCGCGATGGCAAGTGAGGTTTCATTCCGCAGCACGCGTGGCGGCGATCCGGTAGGGCGCTTCCTGAAGATCCGCAAGGCCCTGGAGCCAACGGAAGGTGACCTTCTCTACGCCGGCCAACGGCAGCGGACCCGCATTCTGGATCGGACAGCGCGCGGCGTGGACGTGGACGAGCATCCGTTCCGGCCCTACTCGGAAAAAGGGCCATATTACTACTACCCCAACGGACGGGTTGGGAACTCGAAGTTCACTGACAAGCAACTGAAGGACGCCTCGCGGAGGCTGCTGCGAAAGCTGACACCTGGCATGAGCCGCAAGGAGCGGGCAGGGCGCACGGACATCCGCCTGACGCGCACTGGGCGGGGCCTTGTCTTCGAGAGTTATGCCGCTTTCAAGAAGTGGCTCGGGCGGAACGGCGTTGATCTTCGCGGGCCGAAGGCGCCGCACATGTTGCAGTCGATCATGGTCAGGCCCGGCAACAGGAGCTTCGGCACTTACGGCGACGAGGCGGTTGGGCCGAATGACAGGACAGCTCCAGCCGATGAACTGGTGCTCGGAATTTACGGCGATGCGGCGGAGCGCGGGACCGGCCATAACACGGGCGACAACACCAGTGGCCATCTTCCGAAGCGCCGCTTCTTCGGCGCGAGCGCCAGCGATGCGAAGCAAATGGTTGCCGACATCTACCAGCGGATGAAGATCCGCTTGCGGGGGAACTGAGTGTCCGAGATCAGCAGGAAGGTGCGCGAGGCTGTCTTGCTACGGCTGTCCGATCCGACGAGCGGCTTCAATGCGAACCTCGCGGCGGTTGCCTCCACCTACGGGATTCAGCCGTTCTCTGTCGATTGGTCCGCGACGAGCAAGAACTTCTTCCGGGGCTTCCTAGACCCGAACGACGTAGACGAATCGACGCCGTCGCGCTACCCGCTGGTGATGCTGTACGCGATCACCAGCACGAACCGGAACCTTCAGAAGTTCGCCCTGTTTTCCGGCGAGGTTATCCTCGGCCTCGACTTTCACATCACCTGGCGGGCCGGAAACGCCTTGCGGAACTTCGAGGACTTGGGTGATGCCATCGAGGACGCGGTCTACAAGACTCTGAACGGGACCGATTTCCAGGCGTGGGGCGCGCCGCTCACCTACAACGGGCAAATCTCCCTCGCTAAGCGCCCGCTTGAGCTTGCCGGTGAGCACTGGCGGCAGACTCTCAGCTTCCGCCTGACGTTGCAGGTGGACACCAATTGACACGGGCCGGGTTATCTCAATAGCTAGAGCGGACGCATTGTGGGCGACCAGATGCGGGTTGGAATCCTACACCCGGCTCCAACCACAGGAGCGCAACATGCATACGTACTACTTCGTCGGATCGTACTGTGAGATCGACGGCGGGCGGATCAAGCTGGAACGTTTCGGCCAGCGGATTGACCTACCGGAAGATCTCGCCACCACCGTCATCCTGGGTGGCGGAGCCATTTTGCCCGAGGCCGATTTCGAGAGCCTGGGTTTCACCGAACAGGAGATCTCCCTGTACGCCTATCCGGGGCAGCAGGCGACCGCGCCGGAAGCGTTCCTGAAAAAGCGGTCGCAAGCCCACGTCGCCTTCTGCGGTCTGCGGGAATCGTTGGGGGCCGGCGTGGCAGAGGAGGGGGCCGAGTAAATGTCATACGCTTTCAGTCGAAACGAGAGAATCTATCTCCAGAAGGAGACGGTCTTCGGGACGATCCCGAACACTGGCGGCACGGCGACCTTGAGCGGGTCCAACGCCTGCCGTCACATCAAGGCGAGCCTAACGCCGGAAGTCGCCCTGCTGGTCCGGCCCGACAAGACCGGCGCGCGCACGGCTACAGCCGGCGTCGCGGGTCGCAAAATCGGGCGCTGGTCCGTCGAGATGTCCCTCGCGGCCAATGGCGCTCCTGGCGTGGTGCCCGACTGCGACCCGTTGCTTGTCGCGCTGTTCGGCGCGGATGCCACGATCAACACTGGCGTGAGCGTGTCCTATGCGCTGGCCGATGTCGTCAAGAGCTTTTGTCTGTGGCGCTTCCGCACGCCGTCGTCCGTGATGCAACAGGTAGCGTTCGGCGCTGTGGTCAACGAGGCGACGTTCAACCTCGGGCAGGACATCGCCTCCTGGTCGGCCTCCGGCGAGTGCATGTGGGTCCTTGACTCGGTGAATTTCAGCGGCACGGACGCCACGGGCAAGGGCGGCTTGACGGCCTTCCCAAGCGAGCCGGCGTCTCCCGTGACGAATGGAGGAATCATCGCCGGGTTCACCGGGCAGGCGACGTTCGACAGCAACGTGCTGGCGAACATCCGCACGGCCACCCTGAAGATTACGACCGGGAACGCCATCGTAAAGGACACGTTCGGATCGTATTACGGCACCACGCCAGAGGGCGACATGCGGGCCGTCGCGCTGTCGTTCGGGATCTACGACGACGACGCGTCCGGGACCACGAACCTCTACCAGAAGGCCATCACGAAAACCCCGATCAACGTCACGCTACAAATCGGCACGGTAACGGGCAACAAGTGGACGTTCACGGTGAAGGGCGTCCAGTTGGCGGTACCGAGCCTCGACGACGGACAGCGGCGCTGGTCTGCCTCCTTCGGCGACAGCCAGGCTTCCGGCTCCTCGATCACGGCTCTGGACGAGGTAGCCCTGACGATCTCCTAACCATGCTCCTTTCCGTTCCGCATAGACCCGACGCTGGCATCGGGCCTCCTTTGACCGGGCTGTGACCGCATCACGGCCCGGTCCTTTTTCAACCGGGATCACTGAGAGAGGCTATCGTGAGAGTCACCAGGAAGCAGCTATTGGAGCACCTGAAGCGAGAAGTCGAGTCGGGGCGCCTGTCGAAAGAAGCGGCCCTGAAGGTATGGGAGAAGGCGAGATGAATTTCGAGTCGCGAGTGACGCGGCAGTCGAAGCTGCCGGGCGTCTCCTTTACAGTGAACAAGCTCACCGAGGGTGTGCGCGTGGCCCTGCGGTTGCGTCTTGCCGAGGCTCTAGCGCGCCTTCGAGACATAGAGGCAGAGCGAGAGGAGTTCTTCGACTCGCTGGCCAAGGCGAAGGGCAAGCCGGTTGAAGAGATCCGCGTGCGCGAATTGACTCACCGCGAGCGACGCACACTCCAAAACTTCATCGACCGGGCAGAACTCATCAATGAGTCCGATGTCTATCCGGCGTACTTCGACGCGGGCTTTATCGCTGTCGATGGGATCGAGATCGACGGGAAGAAGCCCGACGCCGAGACGCTGCGGAAGTCCGGGCCTCCGGCTCTCTACCGTGAGATCCTGGCCGAGATCCTTGCCGGCGCTGGCATCACCGACGAGGAGAGCGAAAATTTAAGGTCGCCTTCCACTTCAGGCGCGGAGGTGGATGGCACAAGCCCGAGTACCGATGCGCCCTCTGTAAGCGGGGCGGAGGCTACCTTTCCCGCAACTGTCGAAGGCACTTCCCCGACCAGGTAGACCCGAAGCGCCCCAAGTGGTGGGTCCCGACCTACCGTACCGAGGAGGGCCGCGATTTCGACATCCCCGAGGTGGCGACGGCGGAATGCCCCGTCTCGTTCATCACACCGCGCTCACGGGAACTGGTCGAGGTCTTCATGCGCGCGAAGCGGCTGAAGGAGTCCTCCAGCGCGTCGATGTTCGGCCCGGACCTGTCGGCTTGGCCGGCATGGGCGGTGGACGCCTTCGACGTACTGGAGCGGGAGAGCATCCGCCACGAGAACGCCCGCTTTAGGGCGGAGGCGCCGCAGCTTTAGCGCAGGAGGCTGGCGGGAATCCAGCAGCGCTCACCGATCTGTGAGCCAGAGAGCAGCCTCACGCGAGCCAGTTTCCCACTTGTCAGGAGGACCTTGGCGCGGTCTCCGGGACTGAGGGCCTTGATTCTCTGGCGGTCGATTAGCCCGAGCACGGCGCGCATGTCCCTGTCCTGGATGGCCCGGTACGCCATCACGGTCGAGGATTCCGACTCTCCGCAGTAGCAGTCGATGGTAATGACGGCTTCGCCGTCAACGAGTGCGTCGGGTCCGGCGTGGGTGGCGCTGTAAGCGATGAGCAGCACCACCAGCATCAGCACGGAAAACAACACGAGCGTGATGGCTTTCACAACAGAGGTAGTGGGCGCGTGAGGACGTTTTTCTCGCCTGAAGGCAATGAGAAATGGCTGAAGAGCTAGAGCTTCTATTCAAGATCAAGACCGAAGGCCAGCAGAAGCTGGACCAGATCGCGAACTCCATGAAGGGGATCTCTGGCCAGACCACGCCGGCGAAGGACGCCTTCGGAGCGCTCGATGGCCAGGTCTCCAAGACAAAGGGCCACCTTGACGACCTGGCGAAGGGGAACGCCAAGGTCAAGGACAGCTTCCAGGACCTCGGGGCGCGCATCAGAGGCTCGCTTACCAACCCAATCGGCGAGGCCGGAGCGGGTATTGAGTCCCTGCTCGGCAGCTTCGGCAAGATGGGGGTGGTCACATTCGCTGTCGGCGCTGGCGTGGCCCTTCTGGGAAAGCAGGCCGTGGACCTGGTGCGGGATCTCGGCAAAGCGGCAGAGCAGACGATCAACTTTGCCGACCGGCTCGGGATCACCGTGGGCCAGGCTGAGCGCCTGCGGGCGGCAGCGGAGATCACGGGCGTCGATGTCGGCACACTGGAAGGCTCCACACGGC